GTGGCAAAAGGAAGGTTCTACTACTGCTTCCACGTGGATCTTTCAAAAGCCATGTGTTTAACGTGGGTCTTTCGTGCTGGCTCATCGTCAGGAATCCGAACATTCGAATTCTTGTTGCCTCGGAAACTTTCAAGCAGGCTGTCACGTTCACTCGCCTGTCTCGCCAACTTCTTGAAAGCGCGAAGCACATCGAAGTCTTCGGAAGACATGACAAGCAAGTTGGATTCAGCGATCATGAGTTCACGAGCGCGCAAAGAACGGCGCAACTCAAGGAACCGACGGTAACCGCGACCGGGACGGATCAAGTGCGAACTGGAATGCACTATGATCTAGTGATCGGGGATGACTTCGTTTCGCAGGAAAACACCAAGACTCCGGAAGCAATCCAGGGCACAGCGAACTGGGTCGGCGAGACACTGGCTCAGTTGGATCCTGGCGCCATGTGGCTGCAGCCAGGCACACGGCACCACTTCCACGATCAGCACGGGAAGATTCTGACCGACAAGGCAATCCGCGCGCAGTTTCATTGCATCGTCCACAGTTACAAGAACGTGGATGGAACTCTACTTTTCCCACAGAGATTGTCTGAGGAATACGTTCAAGCGCAGAAAGCGCTACTTGGAGTAAAGTTGTGGAGCGCGTTCTACCTAAACGCCCCCCAGTCCGACGAAACCGCCCTATTTAGGCAGGATCAGTTCCATGTTATCGGCGATCACGAGATTCCTAGAAATTGTTACACTTGCATTCTTACTGATTTTGCTTCTGGTGAGAACAAGCGAAACGACAGAACGGCTTTGTTTGTTGTTTCTCTTAATCCTCATCGTGACGCTTTCATCCGTGAGGTTAGGATTGGCCGTTGGTTGCCTGACGAAGCAATCACGCAAGCTCTCCTCCTTTACCAAAAATGGCAGCCATACTTCGTTAAAGGAATGACGATGGAGAAGACAAGCCACTCCGAATGGGGGAAGGCTTCTCTTCGTAGGCTGGCTGAGCAGTTCGGGATCAGGCCAGTCATCATCGAGATTGGCGGAAGATCACAGGAAACCAAGGTTCAGAGAATCCAGGCGCTACAACCACGATTCGCTGACGGTGGAAGGTTGTATTGGTCGGACAAGATCCGACTGTTCGATCCTGACCTTTGGGACACCATGGTTCGCGAGTTCTGCGAATTCCCGTTTTCACAACATGACGACATTCCTGACGCACTCTCGGATCTCGACAAGCATCGTGAGGAAGGTGGCTTCTATGTTCCATCGCCGCCTGTCGGATTCAACCCTGCTCGTATCATTGGTGCTAGGCAATGGAAACCTTCCGTCGTTGACGGACAGTATAATTCCACTCGCGAAGTCGATTGGCGCGAGATGGTTAAACATCACACGCGAGAAAAGGATGACATATGGTCGCAAGACGTTGGGAACAATTCTCCGAATCAGGGATCCATCTGGAAGCGAGGCGGATAACTGTCCAGATTCAGGATCTCATCCGACAGATCATCCCTGACGAGAATCGCTGGTGCGCGTGCATGTTCGGAATCGACAAGCTTCTCACCGCGCACATTGAAGCAGCCACCGGAACCAGGGTCGCCGGGCCGCTCAACTACAACTTTCCCGCCAGGACCGCGGAGGAGATCGAAGCCACCCAGGGCCACGACGCCACCAGGATCCGGCCGCAACGTAGCAGCGAGGCAGCGCGCGAGATGCCCAGGCCGAGCAATCCAGCGCCCGGCCCCGTTCCAGTGAATCCCACCCAGCCGCGCAAGCCGCGTCTGCCCTACTGACATGAACGTTGCCAGCGTTCCGTGCTTGCGATGCCACAAGGCTACAAGGATCACTCGCGGGCAAGCGAAGGTTCTTCCTCGGCTAGCTGATGGTTCTTGCGTTCTGTTCTGTTCGTCGGCTTGCCAGCGAGACTACATCAGAGAAGTCGGAGAAAAGGAGAAGCGTGCGGCAGTGAAGCTCCATGCAGAGAATCTTGGAATGGATGTTGAGGATCTTCCAAGATGAATCGAGTTGCGTTCTGTAGCGTGAATCTTATTGGAGACACAATCACACAGTCTCCAGCCATCCGTGAGTTTAAGCGTAGGAACCAAGGAAAGCACGTCACGTGGGTGATGCAAGAGTCGCCGATGATGAGCTATATGCTTGGACTTAGTGGTGACGTGTGTGATGAAGTTTTAGCAACTCCAGATTGGGAAAGTCTTCGCAAGGGAACACATTTTGGTTCGAACGTGACGCATTACGTCATGTCGTGCAACGAAGCATTCGAGATTGGACACAAGAAGAATTGTCACATATCTCAGGCGTATGCTGACATGGTTGGAGTATCGATTGCTCCACACGACATTCTTCCTAAAGTCAAGGTTCCGGATAGTGGAATTGGATGGCTGGTTCCGGAACCTGACACCATGGTCATTTCTCCGAACTCTGCTAGCAATGACAAGAAGGGCGATGGCTTTTCAGGGAACAAGGTCGCTCCATGGACGACGTGGTTTCGCCTGTATGAGATGTTCCGCAAAGAAGGAAGGGTGAATCGCGCAGTTATTCTTCTCGGCCCAGATGATCCGCACCCTCCAATTCCGATTCAGGTGCATAGGCTTCCGCTAGAGCAGGCAGTTCGATTCATTTATGATGCGTGCCAGAATGGAGGGATCTACGCAGGGGTAGACAACGGAATCACGCACATTGCTGCAGGACTTAGAGTTCCTGTTTTCTGTATCTACTGCGAAGGAATCGCAGAAAGCTGGGTGAGTTATTCTGGATTCCCTCATTACAGGATCGCGAAGGTGAATCCTGCGCACTGCCGAGTCACGGACATCTGGGCGCACTGGAGAGGTGGACTCCGTGACTGACACATTGGTAGACGTGTGCATTCCCATGCACAATGCATTTGACTATGTTCTCAAGTGCATTAACTCTCTATATATCAACACAAGTGCGAAGATTCGTTTAGTTATCCATGATGATGCAAGCGATGATGAGAATGCCACACTGGTAAGAACATTTGCGGAACACTGTAGCGCTCCAATTCTTCTCGCCAGATCAGAGCATCAGTGCTGGTTCACAACGTCTGTGAACAGATGCTTAAAGTATATCCAGAGCGAATGGGTTCTCGTAGTCAACAGCGATGTCCAAATACTGGACAACGAGTGGCTTGAGAAGCTAATTCACATCCACAACATCAATCACAAGTGTGGGCTGATTGGCTGTCCTGACAACACGATAGGTCAGGAACTTTTCCAGGAGACGTGGCAGAAGGTTCAGGGGCATTTCTGGTTTTTCAACAGTAGCAATTTTCCATTGGTTGGACTGCTCGATGAATCGAACCAGGACAACATCCACATTCGCAGCGATGACGAGTGGAGCGAGCGTTGGCGGAAGCACGGCTTCCGGACCTTCATCGCCACCAACTTGCGCCACCGTCACGGCGGTGACTCCCACCCAGCCGGTGGAGCTTCCTGGGGGCGCAATCTTGCAGCCATGCCCACGAGGCTTGAGCATGTAGCCCTGGCTCGATCGACTCCTCCAGCAGTCTTGGTGGACAAGTGCTAGTCACCGTTGTCACCCCATGTTCCAGGCCAGAGAACTTGAAGCTTATGCTTCCTGGAATTGAGACGACGTTGTTCGAAGTTACGTGGCAGATTTGGCACAACATCAAACATTCGAGCCCGTCAAATTCCCCATCTTCAAGTGTCGTGAAAGTAGACAGCAGGGTCTACGAACATGATGGAGGGTGGGGTTATCCAGCAAGAAACATGGCTCTTGAATGGATTACGGATGGACTCGTTGCTTGGTTGGACGATGACAACCTGATTCGTGAAGGGTTTTGGGACAAACTTCTTCATAGAATGATTGATGGATTCAAGGGAGTGATTTTCGGGCAGCAGTGGGAAAACAGGTTCATGGTTGCCTCTGTCATTCCAGGGCAAGTTGACATTTGCCAAGCAGTGTTCCATAGAAGTATCATAGGCAATGACAGGTTCGTTCTTGGTAAAGAAACTGCAGATGGCCACTGGATAAATGATATATTTATGAAGCATGGCAGTGAAATAATGCTTGATGACTTCAACGTCTACTACAACAAACTTCGGTGGAGCCAATGACAGTTCCTGTTTACACACCGAACACGAACTACTCGGAGCAGCAGTGGCCAAGCATGGCAAAGCTACTTGCGGAGCATAGTGGGAAGGAAGTTGACTATCTCGAAATAGGATGCTGGGAAGGACAGACCACGAGATGGCTACTTGAGCAGAATCCAAAGTGCATTGTCACTGTAGTTGACACGTTTTTTGGATCTCCAGAGATTCCTCAGGTTGGGGGACAAAAATCAAGGTTCCTTCACAATGTAGATGAGTTTAGAGGAAGAGTATTCGTAAGGCATGGAGAGTCCAGGATTGAGCTAAGAAGGATTGACGTTCAGTTCCAGTTTGACTTCATCTATGTCGATGGATCTCACGAATGCCATAACGTCTTGGAAGACTCGGTTCTTGCTTGGCACCTACTGAAGACTGGAGGGATTCTTCTTTGGGATGACTACGGCTGGGGACCTGGGCCGAAGATGGCGATTGATGCCTTCCTCACTTGCTACGGTGGAAGATACGAAGAGCTTCTTCGTGGCTGGCAGATTGGAGTTAGGAAGTTGAAATGAAACTTTCTGCAGTCATCAACTATTCTTCACACGATCACATGTTTCTGAATGTGTGCGTTGAGCAGGCCGCTAAGTTCTGCGATGAGATATTCGTCGTTGCCATGGATAGAAAGTGGAACGGGGAAGAAGAGGACCTGTCTAAATTCGCCAAAGACTTTTCTAATCCAAAAGTTTGTTGGGCAACCGCTCACTATAATGCAGTTCCAGTTGGAGTGATTCCTGGAAATGAGCAGAGGGCACTTGGTGCAGAATTGGCTCTTTGCAAAAAAAGCGATGATAGATTCGTATTGTTTCTAGACCTTGATGAGATTATCGACACAGAAAGTTTTGGGCAATGGTGGCATTGTGGTGGACCTGGAAAGTTCAATGGCGGCGGCCTTACTCAATATTGGTATTTCAGGGATTCAACCAATAGGGCAAGGGCGATAGAAGCGAATACGATCATCGCTCGTTCAACTTCGTTCACCCCTGGATTGCTAAGGACGCCAGGATTGGAGCGAGAAGTTCTTGGAAGGATCATGTTGTTTTCTGGGGGAGCATTTAGCAGTGACTACAGCCTTCCACTGATCCATCACTTCTCTTGGATTGGACCCAAGGAGCGACTTCTAACCAAGGCGCGATGCTGGAGCCACAGACATCAAAGGGATTGGGTGAGACTTGTCGAGGAGGAATACTCTCATCCATTCAATGGAAAGGACTTCATTCACGGATACTCTTACGATAAGGTAGAACCGCCATTCAAGTTCGAAGGTTGCTTATGAGCAGAGTCGTTAGCGGAAGGCCACCAAGAATTGCGCTTGCGCAACAAGGAGGGCTCGTCTACAGCGACGACTATCTTGATGGCTGGAAGTGGGGATTCGAGAAGATTGGATGCGAAGTGAGGGAATGGGACATTACTCCACTTCACAATATTCCACTTTCAAGAAACACAATCTACTCAGCTAGGAATTGGGGAGATCTTCCTCGTGGATTCGCTAGGCAGATCCTAGAATGGAAACCTGACTTGGTGTGGGTTCACCATGGGAGATATGGAATCCACATTAGCCAATACATCCAAGAGGCAGGAGTTCCGATCGCTTGCTATCTGTGCGATGAGCCGTATGAAACTGGAGAGACGATGCTGTATGCTCCAAGATACACTCACGTCTTCACGATGGATCATTGCACGATTCCGTTGCACAAGGGTATGAGGGGAAACGATAGCGTTTTTTACCTACTTCCTGGGGTAAACACAGACAGATTTTCTCCTGGAAAGCATCAGAGAGGATACGGACCGGATGGCGTATTCCTAGGAAATGCTTCCCTAGTTCCTCGTCCTTGGTTCTTCAGGCATCTTGAATCAGCGACGAATGGCAAGGCGTCTCTTGGAATCTACTACTGGAACACTGTCAACAAGCAGCATCCAGGATGGATAGGTCTTGACAAGTATCCAGCCCTCCTGTCTTCAGCGAAGATTGGGCTCAACGTTCACAGGTCCCCTAGCATCACCGAGGATTGCTACAAAAGACGTGTGATGAGTGGAAGAAACGCAAGGACTGTTCTTCCGGAAGGATTCAAGTTCTGTTCAAAAGAACCGAAGGAATGGGGAACTGGATTCTGGAATGACCTTGATCTTCCAGCGAGCCACATCAATCCGCGATTCTTCGAGACTGGCGCCCTTGGCGTTTTTCAGATCAGCGATTCGAACAGGTCTGAACTTGCAAGACTTTTTCCTGATTCAGTCGTTGCATCGAATCCAGAAGAGTTCGTAGAGAAGTTCTTCTACTTCCTGGACCATCCTGAAGAAAGAGAAGAAAGGGCAAAGCAATGCTGCGACCTGATATTGTCCCGTCACACATACAAGCACCGATGCGCGGAGATCCTTCTCCGAGTTGGCTTGTGGGAATCCATTCCGGAAAGCCTATCATCATCCTTGGGGCTGCAAGGGGACTGGACTCACACCCAGAGCTTTCAAAGCTCACCGGAAACGTCGTCATCGGAACCAACTGGACACTCGAACTCTGCGACCCAACCTACCTCCAGATTGTTGACGCCAACGTCTGGAACCACCAAGCCGAACGGATCACAACAAGTTCGTCGATTGTAATTTGCACAACTTCAATCTTTGGGAAGGGATCGATCTACTCTGCGAAGTCTCCTCAGGTCGCAAGAGAGTTGGGGAAACAGAAGCCGCATCAGTGCTACTTCCGGATCAAAATGCAGGAGGGAGGGTATCGCGATCCGAAGACGGGCTTCTTCCACCGCCCGATGTCGGAGCCGTTCTTTGTCTCAGATCCCACCCAGCCGTTCTACTTCGGCGGAAATTCTGTTTGCTATGCCTTGCAGTGGGCAGAGATTATGGGCGCGTCGAGCGCTATCCTCATGGGATTTACCCTTCGATCTGGCAGCGGCTACTTCTTCATGCCGGAAGGCCAGAAACCCACACGCCATTCCGGAATCTATGAAGTGGACCGCGCCTTGGGTTTTGTGCGGGCGCTGGAAGCCAGGAAACCAGGGTGGGCGAAGGTAGTGGACGGATGGGATGGTCCTCTCTACGATCTTCTCCCGCGAACCTCGCTTGCGGCGGCGTTTTCTCAACTTGGCGCCTCACCTTCCAGGGCCGTGAGCGAGGCGCATCAAACACCGAAGGTTCCTTGGTGACCCATGGGCAGGCACGAAGACAGCAAGAAGCGGCGCGTTCCTGAGATCGAGGTTCACTGGCCAGGGAAGGGTAGCGATCACATCGCGCATGGCTTCGACACTTCTCCGTGCCACATGCACAGGCTTTCTGACTACAAGGGCTGGGAGGAGAGCGCGGAGCACGAGGCGACGGAAACTCCAGCCTACGAGAAGATGGAGCATCAGGGGACGATGGGGATTCGAGTCCACAGCAACACTGCGGAAGCTGAGAGGAAAGAACATGCCGGCTAAATCAAAGCGGCAACTCAAGAAAGCCTACGCAGAAGCTTCCAAGGGGAAGAAGTGGGCGAAGAAGATGATTGAGCACACTCCTCGCAAGACAAGAAGCAGGATGATGAAGGGGAAGAAATGACAATCGATCGGGGATTTAATCCGATCATCGAAAGAGCAGACGGAAAAGGAGGATCGTCTCTTCCGAACATTAAGCTTGCTCTTGGTCACGTTTCGAAGAGAAAAGCCCCGAAATCTGCAGGAACGCATTCGTTCGATGAAGGTCCGGAGTCTCTTGGAGATCCAGAACAACATGGCCAGTGGATCTCAGACCGACTTGGATTCAAAAATGAAGCGAAGAATCCAGAAGTATCAGCAAGGGCGAAGCAGGTAATCAGGAACGAACTCGGAGCAACGAAAACAACTCTCGAATACCTGCGAAACAAGTGGCTGATTCTCTACAGGTTGTATCGAGGAGAATCGCTTAGCAGATTCTTCTATCGCCAATCGAACTTTCATGCTCCAGAGCCATACAAGGCGGTGGAGACGATAGTTCCGAGAATCATGGCAGCGTTGTTTGAGAACGAGCCATGGTTCAAGTTTATTGGTGAGAAGATGAGCGATGATATGGCTGCCCAGATGATGGAAGCCTACGTTTCCCATCAAGCGAGGGAAGTAGACTTCGTTCGTAGGTTTGAGCCAATCATCAGAGATATCTGCATCTACGGAAGCAAGCCACTCTACGTTCACTGGAAGCAAGAGTTCCGTGAAGTGAACTATAGGCGTCCAAGGAGAATGCCGAATCCGAGACTTCCTGGAAGCTCAATGATTCAGCTTGAGGAAGTGTCTCAGGAAGAGTTCGTTGCCGACACGAACGAATTTAGCCCACTTGACATCTACGACTTTTACGGTCCTCCTCTTGCGAGTGATGTCCAGGTTGCAGAATGGTGCGGGCACAGAACTCTGTATACTGTGGACAAGATGAAGTCTCAGATAAAGTCTGGGATGTGGGACAACGCGGACGAGCTTGCGGATCTTTCTGGGCAAGACAGTGCAAACTTCGATGATGAATTCAAGCAGCGTCGCTCGTATTCGATCGGAGTCTGGACTCCAAGCGCAGAGCTTCAGTCGAATTATGTTGGACACTACGAAGTGTTCGAACGATGGGGATTGTTTGATATTGACGGAACGAATGATCCCGTTCCGTGTCAGATAGTCGCAATCCAGCCACGTGGAAGATGCGTCATTGTCAGGGTGAGCAAGAATCCGTATTGGCATGGAAGAAAGCCATACGTCCTCCCGAGATATACAAGGTTGGATAATGAACTCTTCGGAATCGGAGTCATCGAACCAATCGCAAAGCTTTCACTTGAGCTGGACGAGAAGCGCCAACTTGAGCTTGCAGCGCAGAATCTTTCTTCAAATCCTGCGCTTATCGTTGGGGATGGTGCTAACGTTCCTGACGAGCAGCTTGTCATTCAACCAGGGCTCGTTCTTCGTGCTGGATCGACGGACGACATCAAGCCGCTCATCATTCCTGACGTTAGCGACGCAGCGATCAAGGGAGCGGAGCGCATCAAGCAGGACATCCGCGAAACGACAGGCGCGTCCACGACGATGCAAGGTGGATCGGACGCCGCGTCAGGCAGCGAAACGGCGACTGCGGTATCTAGGAAGCTTGATGAGGGATCGGTGAGAATCAGGGGAACGATCACCAATATCGAGATTGATGGAATTGTTCCACTTCTCGATATGTGGATTTGGAACAATCAGCAATTCACTTCGGTTCCTATGGTGATACGAGAAATCGGAAGCACTGGACTGAAGTGGCCAACAGAGATGGTTGTTCGCCCAGAATCCATTACCGGGAAGTTTAGGGTTATGGCACTGGCTGGATTCCGCCTGAATCAACATCGAGTGATGACTCAGCAGCTTGTCAACCTTCTCGATCGCGCTCCAGTCATCAACCAGCTTCAGCCTGGACTCATCAGGATCGACGAACTTCTATTCCGTGTGTTACGAGATGGATTCGGATTCAAGGACGCATCCGACATCATCAACATGGATACGGAAAGGATGGGCCTTCCTTCGGCACTGGAAGAGGAAGAACTCTGGATGCACGGAGAGGTTCCTCCTGTTCGAAAGGGAGAGAATCTTGTTCGCCACATCCAGTCACACTCCATGTGGCTTCGTGGGGAAAAGGCGAAGTGGCTCCTGGAGCGGGCTCCGGACATCTACGCGAAGGTCGTCGCGCACGTCCAGGACACCATGCGCGAGATGGCGAAGCTTCAGGAGCAGCAAGAGGCTGCGATGATGGTCGCTATGCAGCAGCAGGCTCTTGCCGGTCCCACCCAGGGGGGCGAGGCAGGCGGCAGGGGCTTTGCCGAACCAGGGCAAGCTCCCGGCTCGCCGAAGTTCCGCGGCCCCGCCAAGGGCGACGAGGTTCAGTCAGAGGCTACCCAGCAGGCTCCGAATGAGGGTGCCCAGTGAGCCAACTGGAAGATCGCATCGCTTCTCTGGAGCGAAGGTTGCGAATCGGCAAGGCGGTGGTGACGCTCAAGGCGTCGGCCGGGTGGGATGAGTTTGTCAAGCATGTCGTGGCAGAGCGGGAGCACTGGATTGAGAAGGCGCTTGACGCAGACGAGAAGAACAGGGACTATGTAGCTGGCTACTGCAACGGATTGGTTTCGATCGCGGACTTGATGATGTCAGTCGAAGAGCAAGTTTCTCGAATCCAATCCGAACTTCAGAGACTTTCTGGTGGCGACGTGAACAAAGATCCGATCGGTGGAATCAGGTGACCCATGGAGCATTCGAACAACGTTCCTTCTGGCGCAGGAGCCACGGCGACTTCTGCGAACGCGCGCCCTCTGAACCGCAAGGCAGGTGACGCGGACACTGCCGAGTTCGTGGCGTCCAAGACCCGCAGCCCCTACCACTCCACCGAGGGTGGCAACTACCACTACAAGGACCCGATGAACGGGTGGGGTGGCAGCGTCAACCGCGGGGATCCTGAGCGCGGGACGTATCCGTAGAACTCACGACGGCTCTTCCTGGGTGAGTGCCGTAAACAAACGAATCCAGGTCCATTTCGCTGCACGAAGCGACATTCGTGCAAACTTCAGAGCGAAGACGTTACGGAGTAGCTCACCGTGTCAGATAGCAATTTCAACGCGCGAGCAGATGGGGCAATGAGGGCAGTGAAGACCCAGATGGGTCTTCCTTCCACCCTCGTTCCTGACGGTCCACCCCAACGGGCACCAGTGCCCGGAAGCTACGCAGAACAACTCCAGAAAGATCGGCAGGCACAAATGGCCCAACCACGGCCTTCGATGGGACGAAACACCGTCGAAACCGAGGAGCCATCAAGCGACAACGGAGGCGTCGCGCCCTCCAACCAGCCAGATAAAGAAGGAGAAGTTCAGCAAGGCGAAGATGGATCAGTTCCGTTCAAGGATCATCCGATCTACAACAGGTTTGCAGAGGTATCGAGAGAAAAGACCGCTTACAAGCGTGAGCTTGAGCAACTTCGTAAAGAGAGAGAAGAACGCGACTTGGATCTTGCGAAGGCAAGACAAGAAGCCGAGCAGTTGAAAGCCGAAAGGCAAAGACTTCTCGAACAACAGTTCGAAACTCTCCCTCCGGAGGAGCGTGCGGCCGTGATGGCTCGTTCAGAAGTGGAACGAGGTATTCAGGCTGCAGAGCAGCGCTTGGTTGAGAGGTTTGGCCCAATCTTTCGCACAGTGCAGGAAGATCGGCTACAACGGGAAGTCGAGAGAGTTGCTGGAAAATATCCAGCATTCGATTTCGACGTTCACATGCCCTTGATCCAAACGTTCAGGGAGCAGAACCCCGCTTGCTCTGTCGAGCACGCTTTTCGAGCCGTCGCTGAAGATCATGAGTTGGCCGTGAACGGTCGAACCGCGCGCAGGGTTCCCCCTCCGGTTGTAGTGCCTGGATCTCCAGTTGGTCAGAGAATGGATGCGTCTTCGTCCGAGGAAAAAGAGGAGCAACATCTCCAGCAGGGCGCTCAACGCCTTCGTGATGTAGCGTCCGCACCCGGCGCGGAGCAGCATTCTGTTCTTGGAACAGCAGCGGAGAGCATTCGGGACCGCTACAGCCGGCGGTGGGACCAACGCGGCTTCGGTAATCCGAGGAGATAATCCTCGTTCGAAGTGCGCGGAGGAGTTTTCCCCGTGCCTTTTGTCGGTTCGACCGGAGTTCTCAACTCGTTCGATGTTCGTGGTGGAAACCGCGAAGATCTTCTCGACATCATCACCAACATCAGCCCAATGGACACGATTCTTCTGTCTGGGCTGCAGAAGACCGTTGCGAGCAACATCATTCACGAGTGGCTGACGGACATCCTTGCCGCATTCGGTAATCCGAATCTTGGAGTCGCAGATGTCCAGGCGTTTGCCGAAGGATCGGACGCCAACTTCGCCACACTGACGCCGCGCAAGCGTCTGTGCAACTTCACGCACATCCTTCGCAGGACGTTCGACGTTTCGGATACCCAGCGTGACATCAACACTGCCGGCATCCGGGACGAATACGCCTACCAGGGCGCGAAGGCGACGAAGGAGCTTGCTCGATTCATCGAGTTCGCTCTCGTGCATTCCACCCGGCAGGAGCAGTTCGTCCAGGGCAACAGCGCTGTGGTGACGCCACGCCGCATGGACGGGATCCTGCAGTTCGCGACGCCAGGGTCGCCGACTTGCGGGACCACGTTGGGGCTCACGACGGACGAGCAGGGAACGCGCACGGTTGCCACGGGAACCTCACCGTCCAACTGCCTGGACGAGTGCATCCTGAACAACCACTTGCAGGAGATGTGGCGCAAGGGCGCCATGTTCAACACTGCGCTGGTTCCGGCGGCGCAGAAGCGTGCGTTCTCTGGCTTCGTGCTCAATCCGAACTCCCAGGTTCGCTACACGATTCCTGTCAACGAGAAGTCGGTGGTCCAGACGGTGGACTACTTCCAGAGCGACTTCGGAACGATTGTCGTCAAGCTGCATCGCTACCAGCCGGATGACACGGTGTATGTGGCAGAAATGAACATGCTGCGCATTGCCGTGTTGCGCCCAGTGCTCATGGTAGAGCTTGCCAAGCTGGGGTCTTCCAGCAAGGGTATGATCGAGTGGGAAGGCACGCTGGAGTGTCTTGCTCCGAATTCGACGGGGTTCATCGACAATCTCTGCACGACTCCTCCTGACTGCAGGTAGTAGCCGTGCGGCCGTGTCCACAGTGCGGGTCGCCGATGGAGCGAAGAGAGCTTCAGAGGATGACCCGGCTGTGGACATGTCAGAACACTTAGTGTGGTTTCACGCAGCACACGGTCCTTCAGTATGTCCACAAGGGGCATGGTTGAAGGAATTGCCACTCCTCTGAAGTTTCAGAGATTCCGGTCCAGATCGGTCAATCAGCAAGCCACAAGAGATGGAATGGCCCGGAAGCAATATTCATCGCCAGGTCTGACAGATTGAAGAGAAAGTTCAAGACAAGGAGAATCTAGATGGCTGCAAGCAATGGAAATCGGTGGACGAATCCAAACTTCGTTCCGCGATCGCAACGGTGGGCAGACATCAATCCAAGCGGGTTGATTCAAGCTGTCCGAACCGACACCAACAATCCAGTTGTGAATGGTGTTTCCTTTGGAAACAACGGAACTCTACTCACCGGGCTAGCTATTCGATTCGTTCTTCGCTCCACAAGATGGACCACATATCGCAGGAACCAGCGCTGGTCCACGATGCTCAAGACGCGAGGCTAGGCCGTGGCTCTTCGCAAGCACGGTGGGCTGAAAGAGATCCTGGAGACGGGCGAGGCCCCTGGCATGATCGTCCACGGCGATCGCAAGGGGAAGTCCTTCACTGACATCGACCCAAGGCACCGCGTCTGCGCGGACACTGGTGGTGGGGTCAAGGACGGAAAGCCGATCCCCGTTGGCAGCGCCACCCTGCACGGCATCGGGGAGCAGGAAGCCAGCAACCGTGAGCGCGCACACCAGAAGAACCTGGACAACATGCGCAAGGCGATCAAGTCCCAGGGTGGACAGAAGAAGACGAGCGGCGGATGGAAGCTGACGCATTCCATTCCATCGGAACTCTACTACGGAAAGATCAAGGAGACTGGAGACAAGAATTTTTGGAATGATCAAAAGAAGAGGGATGCCTCAGGCGGGAAGATGCCGGAGTGACAAATGGCTGCAACTGCAAGATTCGTTGACATGTTTGATAGAGCAGACGGTGAAATAGGAGACAATTATACAGTTGTCTGCGGAGATGTCGAACTTCTTGACGAGACTATTTGGCCAGTTGAAGTCATCCCAACCACGTCGCCAGACATAATCTCCAATTCGTCCCGCCAGAAGGTCCAGGCTCTCGTCACTGGCTCCACGATGGATGGGGCCAACTACGCCGCCAGGGCAGTTTTCTCACACCTGAAGGAACTGCCTGGAATCCAGCCAATCTCTCAGCTTCTCATCCAGGCAAACCTGGATCCTTCATTTACGATCCTTGCAAGAATGACCAAGGATCCATTGATCCTGGATCTTGAGAGATCAAGGATTGGTGGTTCTGCAAGGTCGTATGAATTCGATCCGGAATGCTACGATCAGGGGTATGGGCTTAGAGTCACATGCCCTCGCAATGGATCGGCCCCAATTCTCAAGATCATCAAGTTCGCTCCGCCAGTAATTGGCCCAGGAGTGTCAGGTCCGCAGACATTGACAGAGGTTGACAATGCAAGAGTCCTTGCTTCGTTCACTCTCACTGCAAACCATCTGCAATGCGAGACTGCTGGAGACGTTACAACTTATCGTGGGCTCGTTCAGGTGATTCGATTCAGGATTAGGAGAGCAGACGATCAAGTCATCCTGGAAGCCTACATCAACGATCGAAACCAGAATGTTCCGGTTTTGACGTTCACCGACAGGCAGAATCCGTTGTGGGGAGTCATCGGACTTTCAGGGTTCGAGTTCCTTCAGGCCACGCTTGTCACCCAGCCTGTAGGGACTTCACCATGGTCGCTTCGTGGCATCCCGCTCATGGCGTGCCACAAGTTCGAAGTGGAGACGATCAAGGACTTCGCAAGTCCATCGGTCACCACCCCAGAGAACTTCTACACGTATACTCGCGTGGCCCAGAGGGTTGCCCTTCTGGCAGAGAAGGACGGAGATACGATCTTCACAGCAACTCCAAAGACGAATGCAAGGTTGGCTGTATATCTTGATTTCGTCAGAGAGTGTGAGCAGGAGATTCTTCGCAAGGAGGGGTATTGGAAGTTCCTGGAAAGGACTGGAAGCTTCTTCTTGGTGGGAAATCAGGCAGAATACGAGCTTCCAGAAAACGTGTCGATGATCTACGGATTCCAGAGGCTTACAAGCCCGACACGTCCACTTCCAACTGTTCTTCAGAAAGAATTCCGAGAGTTTGTTCCGAACCCAGCACAAACGGGGTCAATCCCTCAAATTACCGTTGTATACGGAGAGGGACCGAACAATCGTCCCCTTGTGAGGCTTGCGAATACTCCAAGCTCGGACGCAGACGGGGTAGAGATCGTCTTCGACTACTATGCACGGTGGATCAATCCGTCTGAGCCTGACAGGGAGATCCCTCTCATCCCGCAGGAAGACATGGACGTGTTGATCTACGGAGCAGCTTCTCACGCTGGACCATTTGCAACTGCATCGCAGAAGGTTGTCCAGTGGGAAGCGCTGTATCAGAAGAAGCTTCAAGACATGGTTCGCAGGAACAACCGGAAGATGAACCGGCGGACGATCATGCGCCACGTCCTTGATACTCCGGATCCTTCGCTGACGAGCCTGTTCCCACTCACCAGGGCTGCTCAACTGTCACAGAACTTCTTCCTCCGGTGACGCTTGCCGGACCCGACTGAATTCCCGGTTCGCCCGCACGGCCAGCCCTGGCCTGGGCTCAGGAGCAAGCGCGGGCGTGTCACCACCCAGCGTCCGGGTGAGATGTCGGACTGTAGCAACGTCGAGATCCTGACGGATCTCTTGATGAAGCGCAGGGGTATCATCCGCGGACTGGACGAGTTCTTCGACAATCCTATCTGCGGACTGTTCGCATACTCCGATTTTTGCCAGAACGAATGGCTTCTCGTTGCCACGTCTGACGGAATCAACATTCGGCAGCCATTCACGCAGACAACTTTCCAGATTGCGGACTGCTATCCGTTTGACGAGTTTGCCGGAACAGGACTGCAAGCGCTGAATGGAGATGACTGGAAGTTTATTGGGACACATTTAGGAATCAATGGAAACGTCTGCGGGCTGAAGGCGACTGCGAGATCTTTCGCCAACTTCGACGTTGAGTCAGTAATCGACAGCTACACAGCTTCATGGTTCAAGGACGCTTGCAAGTCGAGCTATCAAGTCGAGTTGAATCTGGATATTCCGGACTCATCGCTTGAGCCTCACGTCGCTGCGATCATCATGGGAGCACAGCGCGGATTTCAGTCTGGTGCATTCATCATGGGCGATTTCTTCCGAAGATCAAACCTGACATTCGGAAGGATCATGCACGTTGACGGGACTCGCGCAGTCAGAGAGGTTGCCACCATCGGACCATTCTCAGATGGGAATGGAGTCGGAACCATCGCCTATGACGAAGCGTCCCTCGTGGCGACGATCACATTCACCCCAGACGTTGGCTCGCCCGCCTCCTCGTCTTTCCCCTTCAATGGACTCAACAACGCAGAGTTCGGGCTAGCGACCGGCTTCTCTGTCTTCTTCATTGGGTCGCCTGGCGGTCAGCTTCGTCCGTCCTCGCTGGCTCCACCCAGCTTTGGGTTGGATGATATCCAGGGAGATGGATCGTAATGCCTGTTCAGAACACAACTCTGAACGTTAGATATCCAAAGATTTGCAGATCCCATGCAAATGAAGTGTCAACCGTAGCGGTTGGCCCAGCCACAGCAGACGCAAGGCACGTGGCGTTCGTTAGACCGCGCGCCTACAGCAACGTTCAACAGGTGTGGCCCTGG